CGGTGATCGTACAGATTCCGGCTGTTAGGAACGTAATATTCGGTCGTATGTACACCGGAACTTGCATAATCTGAGACAGGGGCGAGTCGAGAGCGGCACCACCGATAGAGGTTCCCAGAACGTCTGCGACAGGCGACCAGTTCACCCCGTCATTAGAGCCCTCAAGATCAAATTGCCCACTCGCGTCACCGCTTGCCTGGACACATCGATCGCCATGCGTGGTGAACTCAACAGGTGCACCAATATCTGAAGGATCGCTACACACCCAGGTAACAATCTTGGTCGTGCCGTTATCTTTGTCCACTATAGTCGGTTGGATTGTCGCCATGTCAGCTCCTCAACATTCTTCCAGGTTTCGCAAAACTTCTATTGAAGCCGCCGGCAAAGGCGTCCTCCTCATATTCTTCTTCAGCACCGTCTTCCATGTAGGCCTCCACCTCGGTAATCGATACCGTGATGTTCTTGCGCCCACCAGAAACCGTGGAATCGCTGTTCGTCAGCTCGTCCAGGGTGCCTTTCAAGGTGATTTCAACCTCGCCGCCGACCTGCATTGCCGCGAGTATGGCGTCGTCTACGGGGATAGTGATTCGTCTTGCCCACTCGTCAGGGTAAGAGTAGTCGACCCGGACAGGTGCTTCTACAGCCTGTTCCGGGCCTTGTGGGGGTGGTAATTTATACTTCGGCACATCAATACCTTAGTAAGCCTCGGCCAGAATATGTCTCAGCCACGCCTTACCCCTGTCTGTGTCTTTCAACACCTCAAACGGGTACATCAATGCGGTGTGGGGGATATTGATATACTTCTCCACATCGTTCTCGTCCCGTATCTTCCGCTGTGAGTAGGTCGTTTTCTTCGCCCTGGCCAACGGCTCAAGCGAATAACGTCTAACCCACTGCATCTGCCCTCGTACATAAAACTGCCGGCGCCCGTTGTTTATGGCCTCCGGTATCTGAACCTGGGTTTCGTCGGTCGTGTCGTGCACCCGGATCAAAACCATTTCGTTCATAAACATTTCAACTTCGTACTTCTCCTTGGAAAACATTTTACCACTTTCCAGGGCGATACTGGTATCTTCTGCGACCAGTGGCGCCAACATATCCTTTGCAGGACCGGTGCTATCCATAGGCCGTTCACGGTACTGGCCAATATCCTCTTGCCCTGCATCCAGTGAGTCAAAGCGCTCAATGGGCCTGTTGCGAGCAAGCTGCTCTTTTATCTTCTTCAAATGGTGCGGTAATTCATCCGCATCCGGTGGCAGCTCCGGGAAACCCTCCTCACCCACATCAAAGCGCAGTACGTCATTGACGACACGCTCAGACTGGTCATGCTGCTTGAGCATCTGCTCCCTGGTAGGGGTTCTCGATAACTCCTCCACCTGATTAGCCAAGATCGCCTGTCCTTCCAGGGCCTTCTTGACCAATTCTGTCAATTCTCCCATCTGGGCAGCGCTGTTATCCGACTGACTCCGCTCATGGGCTATCTGTCTTTTCAACTCCGCCGTTGATGGTGCCTTTCTTTTCATCGGTTTTTTAGCTGTCATGGTGTACTCCCACATCAATACCGGGGATAGGCCCGGCCCTTACCCAAAAAGCCCCGACCACCCGAGTAGGATGATCGAGGAAACAACCTGCCAGGGGTCACGCCCAGCGGGTATTCTTATGTCGATGTAAATGATGTAGTGGCTTGACCAACACCACTTACAGACCAGATACCCCCAACCGCATTAACATCAACCCTGTCTCCTCTCAGTGAGGCCCCTGAAAAATTGACATTTGTCTTGTTCAGCACAGCCCCACCAGTTGACAAGCCCATTAAAAGACCCTGCATTACCGCTCCGTCAGCAGAAGAAACAGTATAAAGCCCGTCTACGGTGTTGATGAATGTCGCCTTGAACCCAGGCGCGGAGGCCAGTGATGGAAGGGTAAGCGTAGCTGCCGCCGAAAGGGCGAAAGTCTTCCCGCTATCCTCAACCGTCAGGGTGCGAGAAGCTGTAATAACCTCCGCAGTACCGCCGTTTACAGCAGCAAACACACCAGCCCTGGTAGAACTGGCAAACTTGCCGCTCTGCATCTGGGCCATGAGTACCGCAGTTTTGCCCAGGATCATTGATCCAAAGACACGCAGTTTTTTGAAATTCGATTGTTCAATCATTTGATTCACCTTTAATTTTAATCAGGCCAAGGCCTGAATCTGGTTAATCACCTACAAAAATGTACCCGGCGGGATTTTGAGTCCTACCGGGTACGGTTCTTTCCGTCAGTCCTTAAGAGACTTTCGGACGACCGGGTACACCACCCAGGAAGCTGTACAGGGTGTCTTGCGTACCCTGGACAGTGGTTCCGTGAGTGAAGGCTGCCGTGGCAACAAGGATCATGCCGCCCAGGGCGCAGTTACCAGCAGTAGGCGCTGGCCATTGCACACCGGCAGACGGTACCGTAGGTGGCGTTGACTCCGAAGGAGCTGCCACCGGGGTAACAACTTCATCACCCTTGATCACACTGATGTTCTCGTCAGCATCGATCTGGTACAGGTACGCACAGGTAGTACCCGAGGCTTGTACCGCTGCCGCCAGCCCAGCAACATTACTCTGGGCGCCTGCAACTACCGCCATACCGTCGATTGCATACTCACACGCCGCAAAGGACGTGGTTGCACCGGTACCCTGGGTAATCACACAGGTTTTGAAAACACCTGTCACTCCACTTAACGCTTGAATTTCCATACTTCTTTACTCCCAAAAATTACGAACCCAATGAATCACGGCCTGTTAAGACAGATCAGATACACCAGCCTCAATTACGCCCATCCAACCGCCATTGGTGATCAAAACTGCTGACCAGAAAGACGAACCAACATATCCACGCTGACCACCGGGATCAGACTTGTCACGCTTGGTGTGCGGGATATGGTAAGGACTGAGACTGTTCAGACCTCGAAGTGCAACGTCGAAACATGCGTCCTCACCCATTACGATGAAGGGATACACGTCCACCAGTGTGTTGGAAGTCACAAGGCCCAGTCCAGCAGCCGTAGGCCCAACATTGGGATAAGGCGCCAGCTCGGGAGACAGCACAAAGCGGAACTCCTCACAACTACCAACCTCGTACTCGTTGATCACCTGACGGGAGCCATACTTGGCAACCGGGACAAACCCAGGCAGATCACGGATATCAGACTCAGCATCCGTGTGAGCAAACACAACATACGCCGCTTCGATCGCGTAGGTGTCGTAGTTCGCACTGGGAGACAGCACACGTCGAATCTTCTTCGAGTGATTTGACTTCAGGGTGCGGGACATTTTACGCAACTGGTTCAGCGAAATCGCTTCGTCAACCAGCGCACGGCTTACACTGCCAGCGTACTGCACGTTAGTACAGGCCTTCAGAGTGCCGTAGCGGATCATTTCCCGAACAAGACCCATCCGCTCACCGCAGTTGATCTTCATTTCCTCGGGGATATCATCCTCGTACAGCTCGGCAGCCTTGTCAGTGTAGCTGTACAGACAGCCGTACTGCTGCTGCTTCACGTTCACGTCGACCGGGGTCAACTGATCAGCCGAAGGCGTTACACCTTCCTGGATGATGTGCGCGTTAGCAACGGCAGCGGGACGGTTTTGCGTGTTGACGTCAGTCGCCAAAGCGCCCCAGGGAAGCCAACGACGGTAGGTGATGTTGTCACCCTCGTTCTTTGGCATTTGCTTCATTTTGCAGCCGAGTGCTAAAACCTCGACCGGGATAGCGTGAGCAAGAATCTCACCCTTTACTTCATTGATGCGGCCAGCCGCAGTGCTATAGGTAGTTACACTCATGGTTGTAGAACTCCATCACAAACATTAAAGTTTCAATGAAGCCCTAATTGGGGTGAAGCTGGGCGGCTTTACCGACCCGTTTGCCTCTTAAATCCCCGCTCAAAGGCCTCATTATCCGATATGCCTATGACGGGATCACCACTCGTACCTTGCGGAGTGGAACTACTTCTCAAACGATTCGCCCTTCTATTCGTCTGGGACTCCTGCTGCACCCTGCGATTCTCGATTGCTCTCATGCCTTCCTCGAACCGATCCAACAACTTGATCGAATCCGCAGCACGTCCTCGGAACAAGGCCTCACCCTTGTCTTCCCACCAACCGGGCATGTCTTTCTCCCAGTCCTCAAGGTATTTATCAGCTTCTAATATGCTTTCCGGTGTTCCCAACTGATTGTAGCGAGCATATTCAAAATACTCCGCCTCAGTAGGCCCACCACCTTGCAGCATGAAGTCTCTAAACTCCTTGGTGGCCGATTTCTGGTCCCACCCAGGGCGCATTGCATCCATCACCCCACGATCAACCAGTTCAGCAATCTGCATTGGGTCAATTGACCCGCCGCCTGACCGACTTTCCAGCTCGGCCATTCGCTGTGCTTGATGTTCCAGCTCTCGAACAACGGGGGTTAATTCACCAAACTCCCCCACAGATACATCAATTTCCTTCTGGTTCTTCAGAAGATCGGCCTTTATCGCTTCGATCGCTTCCTTTGTGTCAGCAACTTCCGCTTTATTCGTGTTCCTGTCTTGCAGGAACGTGCCCATCTGACCTTCCAGCCGGCGCAAACGACGCTTCAAAGCACTTACCTCGGGCGTATCCTCGGCCTGGGTTTGATCCCCGGTCGTACTACCCAATACTTCCTGGCCCTGCTCAGTCTCGTCACCAATGGGCGTAGCATCTTCGTCTACGGTCACTGGTTCTTTGTAAACCTTGCCAAAGCCTGAAGCTAATGCTTCTTCCGCTTCTTCCTCCGTCTGCTCTTGATTATCCTGTTCAATCTCATCGGCAGTTCTTACGACTCCACCAAAACCATCGGTTTCGTCCTGCGTTTCTTCACCGCCAAAGCCAGAATCATCAACAGTCATTCCATACTCCTAAAGGTTTCACGATTGGGAAATACTGATCCCAGTCATAAATGCGAAGGCCGTTCGTCGTCGTTCGCGTACACCCTGTTCTCGCTGATCTCAGTAACCCAAGTCGGGGAGTTCAGGATTTTCTTCCAGGATCGGGGGTTCACCCAATGCCAGAAATTCTTTCACTTGCCTTATTCTACCCCGAAGTTCGGCCGTGGCAAGCTCCCCCTGGGCATTATCGTTCTGAATTCGGTAATTATTGAGCATTAACTCCAATGCACCACGAATTTTTGACCATAAAGCGCTGTCTTGCTCCGCCTGGGAGAGTACAGCCACCTCCGGGGTAGGCAATGGCGCCGGCTTCAGCGTAGCGTCGTAAAGGTCAACGCCTTCCTTGATGATCTCGTCAATCGTCTTCATCAATTCATCGTCGGCTTGTGTATCCGCCCCCTGTACCACAAACCACCATCAGCCGGGGCAGCGTTCAGCATGTGCCCGTCCATCAGCTTGCGGATTTCATCCTCGCCCTTGATCCAGTCCGGCAAATCATCGGAGATAGTGGCCTTCCAGCCCTTTTCGTCCGGGCCGTAACTCATTTTCCCATCGGTCAGCCGGATAGTCTTGTTGGCGTTCAACTCCATCACACTGCTGGTGCGCTCAATTACCAGCCACACCAAACCATCAGAATGCCCTTTCTCGGCTATGGCCTTGGCGATCCGCTCCGCATCCCGGTCAGCCGCCTCCTGGGACTGCTTCGCCCTTTCCTGCTTTGTTCCCCTGCTACTCGCTTCACCCATGATTGTGACCTCTATGGTTTATTTTTGATAACTCTCGCCCGTCGGCGCCTTCCCAGGCGGCTCAACAGGTGGCTCCGGCATCATGTCAGACGTGGCCTTCACGTTGGCCAGCTTGAACGTGGCATTGATATCCATGATCTTGGTCGCCAGATTCGTCTTCAGCTTCTCAAGACTATCCGCACTGGCGCCGGCCAGCTTGGCGTTATTGATCTCCTGAGTAACCGCAGTCTTGACCAGCTCCATCTTGCGATCCATTTCAACTTGCCATGCCTCGAATTCGTGATCCTTGGCCCGCAGCATCCCATCGATCTTGCCTTGTAGGTCAGTGTTACGCAGCTTGGCTTCCGCATTGAGCTGGGCAATCTCCAGTCTCGGGTCGGCCGCTTGGCTCGCTTCCATGATCTGAGCCCAGCCTTGAAGCATCTTCGCCCATTCCTCGTCCTCTACCCTCAAATCAGCCGGGTTCAGGTGATGGGCCTTCATGTACTCGTCTGCCCACTTCTTCGGATCAAGCCCGGTCCTGGGGTCAGCAACAATCGCGTACATCTGCGTGATCTGCTGGTTCTGTATGTCCCGCTCTACCAGTGACGCATAACCCTTCACGTTGACCTGGAGATCACCCTTCTCATTGTCCGGGCCGTACATCAGGTGGTAGATATAATACCGGCGTAGGTGGGGACACATCATGTCGTCCGAGAAGTTCCGGCCTATCCGGCGCTTGATCGCGTTCGTGTTCTTGTCCAGCGTGTTCACAACACCCACCAAATCCGGCATGTTGCCCATCTGGCCTTGCATCAGCATCGGGAAGCCACTGTTCTCCTCCGCAAACTTCATACCCAGGTTTATGATCTGCATCATTTCAGCCACCATAATATCAACCTTGATGATACCTATGGCCTTCGTGGCGTCAGCGATCGTCTGATCATCCTTCGCAATGTAGAACACTTTCCTGGGAGCCAAACCAGCAACACCATCAGCCGGCCGAACAACACCCTGCTTGAAGACAATCATCGGCCCACCAGCTAACCCGGCATTGTTCATCATCGATCGGGTGGCGCCCACTACCATCTTCTGCGCCGTGCGAATCTGACGGCCTACACCAATACCCGCCCAATGGTTCGTGCGCTTCCTCCAGCAAAACACATCATACGGATAACCACCGTGGTCAGTCGTCGGCAAGCTGGCCTTGATCACCCGGTTATTCACCATGATCACCAACACATCCAGATACGGGTCTTCCAGGCCTTCAAGATCACACTCAGTACACAGCAAATCCTCGCGCTCTGCCTGCCCGTAGTAGTACCAGACCTCATACTTACCATCCATTTCAGCATCCGACTGCACACTCGCAGTCTCCGGCATCTGGGCAATAGCACGGCTCGGGCCTTCCTCCAGGCACTTCATTATCTGATTGGGTAGGTAGGTGGAATCTTTGGCCAGTAACCGCAACTGGCGACGGGTCAGAAAGTCACGCTCCCATAGGTGATCGCCATTCTGGATATTGTCACCA